TAATAAATGCCCTAGCACTCAGGGTGGCCCCGACCCAGATTTTCTTAAAGGTAAAGGTCCAGCAGAGAAGCTTTTAGGAGTCATAACAATTTTGCCAGACGGAACTTGGACTTTAACCAATAAAGGCCGTCCCGTTGACGGAGGGTTTGGAGTATAATGACTGAATTTAACAAAATAAAACAAGAAATATTTTTAAATTTTTGTCATCAAAAAGACGAACTGCTTAAAAATAATTGTTTAATAGCTGAATTGTTTGATGCAGAATTAAAAGAAGCCACTGATGAAAATCCCATAATAATAAAAGGTGGCATCGGAGAGTTAAAAATAACAAAAAATAAAAATTCTTTTACTCCAAATCCTAATGTATGGACCGCAACTGCATCAGAAAAACAATTAATCATTTACTTTCGAGGTATACAAGAAAAAAATAGACTTGAAATACAAACAACGCAGCTAACGCCTCCAAGCCCCCAAGAGGTATATAAAGCAATAAAAGAGGATGTTAAAAGCCTCCCCAAGCCTCCAACTATAAAGCAAATGAGCAAAAATTTTGCTAAAGCTACAGCAAAATGGATTAAATCAGGATTTGAAACGGTTACCAAGTCCGAATTCGACAAAAGACTTGAGATTTGCAGAAGCTGTACTTTCTGGGATGAAAAAGCTAGATTAGGAATGGGAAAATGCAATCACGAAGGATGTGGTTGCAGTAAAGGTAAATTGTGGTTAAAAACTGAAAAATGTCCAATACAAAAATGGAAATAAAAGAGAGATATCAAGTAGTCATTACTTCCCACAATTGCGCGTACTTCTTAAAACGCTGCTTAGAAAGCGTTGATAAAATATTTAAAAATAAAAATTGGATACTCATCTTTATTGATGACGGTAGTACAGACCATACAGAAGAAGAGCTTCAAAGAATAACGCCAAATTTAAGTTATGATTTTTATGTAACTAAAAAATTACCAAAAGCCTATTCGGTAGGAATGGCAAAAAATAGAGCGTTAAGAATCGCAAAGCAATACGAAAAAGATTATCCCATAATCTGCGGAATGGATGCAGATGATGAGATGGGGCCGGATCGTTTGAGCTTATATCCAGAGATGGAAAGGTTAAATTCCAAATTTGTTTACAGCGGTTATAAAATTTTTAGAAACAGAGACACATCGCAAGTAATTCAAAGCTATGAAGTTTCAATCCACTTAAAATTCGCTTGGTGGGCAACTTTATTCCACGCCAGTTTAATACCAGAAAACGGAAAATTTTTCAGAGAAGACTTTAAAGCTTACGAAGACATAATGAAGTGGTGGGAACTCAGGTACAAAGAGGGAGTCGAGATACATGAAGTACCAAATTTAATAACTCATCATTATTTTAAAAGAACTCCCTCGGTTAGCACAAGCGTAGGCCCCGAAGAAAGCAGGAAATTACTTTTAGAAAAACATAAGATTTATCCGGTTCCTGATTTTGAAGAATGCCTAGCAGTATGTAATGAAAGATGTGGTGATTAAAGAGTTATTTAAATTCTTTCAGTCAATTGTTCTTTTGTGTAGTTGAAGTGACTCAATATCTCTTTGAGGTTTGGTATTTTGTCGTATACATAGTCTTGAGTTGTTCTCTTACTTTCACCGAAAAACAAATCTATGAAATCATGATGATCTACATTTTTGGTAAATGTTTTCAACCGAAAGTCTATGTTTAAAAAATCAGATATTTTTGAGAACTGATCATACCTTACGTCGTGATCGTGCGAGTATAAATTTTTAAAATATACTGTAATCCAGTTTTCATTTTTCTTCTCTTCGAAAATTTTTTTTCTTTGAGTCAAGCGTGTTACACGAGCTTCTAAGTCTTTTATGTCTAAAGGCTCTATTGGAAAGTTTTTTACTTTATTTACCTGACTCTCTTTGCGCTCTTTTGCTCTTGGCCAACTAGGGGGAATATTCCATACGTGATGTTGGCGAGACAGCGAAAAGGATATAGCCATAGCCAACAAATTTTGACGTACTAAGTGGATGTACTTATAGTCGTATCTATTAGAGGCTTTTAACAACTTTTCACAAAAAAATTTTCCTCTAGTCAACTCTTTAATTCCATAATTATCTTTAAAAGACAAGTCAATAACATCATCAAATACATATTGCGGAGTTTCTGCGTGGTGATTTATGCGGAAAGTTCCTGATCTTATCGGATTTATGTAATCCCGCGTTCTTTCCGGTAAACGAGAAAAGAAACCATTTTCTCCGTGAATATAATTATAAACATGTCGGCCATTATCCCACTCATCAAACTTTTTAAATAGAACGTTAAATGGTTCTCCTAAAGATGGTCGGACTTCTTTGTTTTTTGGATTGTAAAGTCCGTTGTTGAATATTTCATTAAGGGATGTTGTGCCGCTTCTTGCTTCACCAATAATGATAAACTTGTTGATCATTGTGAGTCGGTTATTTAGCTAATTATAGGGTTGCCATTTCCTTCGCTGCCAGTATGTCCATTGCGAGCTTTACGTATTCCAAGCTTTCTTCTTCTACCACATACCGCTCCATGAGAGTGTCTTTTCAAAAGAGTTTCAGATAATTTTTTATCACTCATTTTAGAGCAATTTTCTTTAATTATTTTATCTTCTTCAGGTGTGAAATTATTACACTTCTTCCCTGCTTCTTCTCGTGTTAGCACTAATTTTAAAAAATTTTCAGTATTTCCAAATACTTCAACTATTAGTTCTACTTGCCAATCTTTTAATTCATTGCTTCGAAGCTTTCTTACGTGATAGCTTTGAAATTTACCTAAAGCAAATTTTTTACTATCCCCCGTTTTCCCTCTACTCAAGCTGAATGGAAAAGGATTATCTATCTTGATTCCATCAACACATTTTTGACCGGGATTAGAGTCTATCCATTTTTTTAAAAGCTCAAGCTTCTCTCTGAATAATTGCTTTTCTGGTTCCCAAGACCAAAAGGGTAAAGACTCATAAAATTTAATATCTTCTTCTGACAAAAGTGATCCTGCTGGGTTTCCAAAATCAACTTCAGGACACTCTTTTTGAGCTTGTGTCTTAGAGTATTTAGCGATAATAGTATTGCACGTAGTTTCTTGAGATGCGGTCATGGTTAAGGTGTTTTTTCTCGCATGACCATATTTATCTACGTACTTTAATATTTCATTTTGGTGTTTTTTGTTGGTTAAAAAACCTCCGGTATTAAAATGGGGATCAAAAAAACCTACTTCTTCGAGAAGTTTCCACTTGTGGTCGCTTTTTTTTATTTTACCGTCTTTTATGGCGTTAAGTTGATGAGTAGCCCAACTTTCCGCTGCTTTTGAAATACGTTTACCGCTTGCTTTTTCTTTTTTCCAAATGTCTTTTTTGTTTTCCCAAACTTCAAACTCGTATTCTTTATCAGATTTCCAATCAATATTAAAATTTTCTAATAATTTTACTTCTTCAGATGACAAGTTGTTATTTTTATAATCTCGTCGAGCTTTACGGATGGCCTCTCGATATCTGCTATTAATAAGAGAATCGTCGATTCGTGAGGCTTCTCCTCCGTCTTTTAGATGTCTATGAGCTGTGTTGCAATGTCCATATTTTTTATAAAGCATCTCTGCTGCTATAACAAATCTATCCCAAGCTGCCTTTCTGCTGTTATTAAATAATCTTAATAATTCTACACTGATAGAATCTTTTAGTAAATTAATGTCCACTTCTTCCGCGCCAATAACTTCAAATTCGTCTTGTAAAATTTTCTCGACAGGTTCTTCTGGGTCGTCTTCATCAATAACTTGAATCCTTTGGATAGTGGTTAATTTTTCTCTTAAAGCGTCGTTATGCTCTGCCATAGCTGTGATTACATCAACTAAAATTTTATATGATGTTTGTTCAGCCATCGCTTCTTCTAACGACTCGCTTTTACCTTTTTCGACGTAAAGAGGGACAAAAATATAACCGCATTTTTTATTTCCACTTTTACGCATTGCTCGACCAACTGCTTGAACAATGTCAACTACGCTTTTTCTGGGTTGAAAAAAGGCTACGCAGTCAACTGCAGGTAAATCTACTCCTTCAACTAAGCAGCGAACATTTGTCATCACGGCTCTTGTTGAATTTGAAAAATGATCAACTTCATTGCTTCGGTCATTAGAAGGCATTTGTCCATTAACATGAAATGACTCTGTATTTGGAATAAATGATTCAATGCCGAGAGAATCGTTAAAGGCAAGTTCTTTTGCAGCTTTAATTGTACTTGTATAAGCAAATGTCTTTTTAAGATTAAATTTTTCCAAGGCTTTTTTGAAAGCAAAGAGGTTTGCAAGCCAAGATGTTCTCACGTTACCAACATTATTTACTTCAGTAATTCCCATTTTTACTAACTCTCTACTTAGCTCTTGTGAGCTAATGTGACAGGTAATAATCTTTACAGGAACAATTAACTTTTGCTCTACAGCTTGACTAAATCCTAAGTGATGAAAAACAGGGCCATAAACTGCTTCATTTTCCATTGAGTTGACGCGGCTGGTAGTTTCACCATTAATGAATTTTGGAGTTGCGGTTCCAAAAAGCCTTTTGCTAATTTTTATATTACGATCACTAAGAGCAAAAGAAAAACTATCGCCATGATTTCCCGTAGTTCGGTGAGCTTCATCAAAGTAGCCAAAGTCAAATTCAAGACCAGCTTCTTTTAGTATGGAGGCAGAATGATATGTGCAAATTACTACATGTTGCTTGCTTGATTTAAGGGCTTTTTTGAGTTCTTTAGCGTCGGTTGTAACTGGATAATCAAGTTCAGCTAGTTGATATTCCATTCCATCTAACTCGTGAGCCACACTGGGGTCAGAGCATACTGTAATAAAGGGGAAATCATCGCTGAATTGGCCATGATACCACCATTCTTTCATAAGTTGACCAGCTAAAGAAATAGAGGGAACAAAAATTACAATTTTTTTAGCTCCTACTGCTTTAGCTACCCACATAGATGTAAGAGTTTTTCCGGTCCCGCAAGCCATTATAAGTTGACCTCTAGAATTGCCTTTAAAACCCTTTAGGCAATCCTCAATAGCTTTAGCTTGATGAGGCAAAGGATCAAATTTGGGTGGAATGGGATTCTTAGAGCGTTTAATTAACTTATATAGCTTTTTTAAATTAGTTTTAGTGAAATAATTTTTAAGTCTTATTCTATTTACAACAGTTAACCTATTCTTGTTTTTTAGAGATTTTGAAATATCTTTAGCGTTTGTGATTATAGTCCGGTGAGGAAAGTTTTCTGAGTCGCTAAAGGCAGTAGCGAGCTTAGAGATTGGTACAATTTTATTTTCTCCTTCACTAAACCATTTAACTTGAACTGCCTTATGTTTTTTTGATTGGGCGTCTACGGAGCAAATATCAACACCAGCGTCTCGTTTGCCAGTGGCCATTTTATAATTACGTTTAATCTTATTGGAAATTCTTTCACTGGGGTAGATATCTTTATCTCCGTTTAAGTTAAGATAGCCAGCGGCTATAACTTCACCTATGGCTCCCGTAAGATTGTTTAAAGCTCCTTGGAGAGCTTTCCTGTACGCTTCTTCGCCTCTTTTAATGCAAATAGATTTAAGGCGTTTTTTAGTGTGAGGTTCTAAATCATTTTCATTTAAGCTAGCTATACCTTGTTCGAGCGCCTCGAAACTTTCGAAAGACTTAATGTTTTTGAAAAGGTCTAACTTTTTTAAGTACGCAAGTTTATTGTGTAGAATCTTTTGATTCATAGAGCTAGTTTTATGTATAGGGTTGAGTGGAGGCTTACTAAGCAGCTTTTGCTTTAGCCTTTTTAATTCTATCGATCAACTCGAAGATTTTATCGTTTGGAATATCGTTTACAGAACTCATTTCTTCTGCTCCGGAAACGCCTTCATCAACTAACTTAGATTTTAGTTGAGAGAAAGATAGCCCCTTCTTCTTCATTGTAGCTTCTAGTAGGCTGGCGGGAGATGATGAGCCAGCACTTACTGTTGAAGAGGAGCTTTCAGTTTTAGCCTTCAAGAAGCCTTTCGCGAGTTCTTCTCTAGAGACAACGTTAATCCTCAAAAAGCTACGAATGCATCGAGCGAACGCTCTATTTTCTGCGGTTGACGCTAAATAGTAAACTCCTCCAATACCAGAAGTGTTGTTGAGCGATGAATCACCGATTGCAGAAAAAGTTACCTCTTTATTTTCGGTTTCATAATTAGGAGTCCAAGTAATTTTGCACGTAGCAATAACACAATCTGGAGAAGGGGCGACCACCTCGTAGTCTACGCTGGTGTAGCCTCTGATTTGAGCTAATTCTTTCAAGCCTCCTAAGAGAATGCACAAGTCACGATCATCTAGCTTAGATATATCTGTTTCAGTGAGATTTTTGCTGGGGTTTGGGTAAAGATAGCAATCCTTAACCATTTTACGCCAATCAATCATTCCGTCTTCTGTGAAATGGTAATCGACTGATCCGTCGTTAATCAAACCACCGGAATTACGTGTGACGCCTAGTTCGGGTAATTCTGCTTTCTTTTTCCTCATGCCGTTTACTATATCTGAATTATTTTTTTAAGTCAAGAAGTTTGTTCAAGAATCCAATAAGTGTCTAAATTCTTCCAAAAGTCGTTGTCATCTGCGTAAATATGTTGAACGGACTTTTTTGATTTAGCTTCTTTATTGTTTTTCCAACTGGCTTCACTGGTAAATATTTTACCGTTGCTTAACGTATATTTATTAGAAAGATAAACGCATTTACTAAGGTCAGATATCTTTGAAATTTTCTTTTTAGTCTTAAAATGAGAGGGTTGACGTAAAATATTACCTATTTCCATGTACATTAATTTTTTGTGATTAGTATCTTTCTCAGAGAGCGTTGATATTAATATAACAGGAACCCCCAAGCTAACACAAAAACGACAAAATTCTTCATCGTCATTATCTTTTTCAATTAAATATACTACTTCCGCAAGGTTAGATTTATAATTTTCTAATATTTTAAAATTTATCCTTCTATTCGTTACGACAGTGCATTTACCTTGTTGAAATTGTTTTTGTAGGTATTCTTCATCATAAAAAAGGTCCATTCTGAAGATAATTGAGGAAACACCCATAGATGATAGGTTTACCGACTGATTGGGTACGGTTTCTACAAATTCCATGCCATCCTTGTTTTTGTCGCCAATAAAAACAGTTTTAAATGGAAAATCAAAATCACAATGCAAAATTTCACATATTGCTTTTGCTACTTGTTCAGGAGGGATTTGGTTTATATGTCTGCGGTTAAAAACTTCGTCTTTTTTACCAACAAATTCTCGCTTACCGTTTAGCCAGTAAGGGGAAAATGGGGTGGATTCGTCGTTTCGAGTCAAAGAAATGTGATCTACGCCCAATGAAGCGGCTAAATGCAAAGAAAAGGAGTTTCCGGACACCAAGAGCTTCGCTTTTTTTAAAATAAAAGACATTTGGTTAAAGCTAGCAGTACCATTTGTCCTGTGTATATTTTCTAAACTAGGATTGTCTGCCGTCCCCACTTGGACTAAATAAATATTTTTTGCGCCAAGCGGTTCGCAAATCAAATTTAAAACTTTTTGCCAATGTTCGTAAACAAAAAGTGGGTCAACAGATGATGTATCAAAAACTACATAATTATCATAAAGAATAGGGTAGTAGGAGTCCCTTATAGTAGGTTTATCAACCTTTAAGTTGCATGATAAAGCGTAATTTTCTAAAAAATTCATTTTGAAACATCGTAGTTAGTGACATCTTTGTTAAAATGATGGAAGTTAACGTTATTTAACTTCGGGGTATACACTACATTAAAATATTTTTTCTCTTCTATTTGTTGAGAGTTATTATGATACTCTTCATAAGTTATAATTTTATGAACGTATTCGTTTCCTTCTAAAATACTTTTAAATTCAGGTTGAGTGGCTACATATAAGTTGTAATTTTCATAACTGTCTCTTATACTCTTAAACAAAGCCGTACAAGAGAAAACGTCTATAGGATCGTTGGGTATCACAAACAAAATCCTCTTACCTTCGTCGTCTTTATCAAGGATATCTTTGAATTTATTATCTTCTTTTTTTGCGTTATCCTTCAATGCAACTTGCCGGAAATATTTTTCAATAGCAGAGTGGGGAACCTCCTTCTTTATTTCAGCAAGCCAATACTTTAGTCCTTCGTCATCGTCGTCAACTTCTGTTTTTAAGATTAATTTGTACAAAAGCTTTATCCACGCACTGTCGCTTTCGACTTTAGGACTTGTAACGCTAGGTACTATAGCATCGGGGTCACATTTTTCTAGAGTGGGGTAGTCTTTTTCTTTAATTTTAGGTGACGAGTCTATAAAGTCTTCCAATTTCTTGCCAATTACATCAATAGAAAAATTGTCTATAACCCATTTTCTAGCTTCTTTACCCATTTTAGATTTATCAGCTTCGGGCATTAAGTATACCTTCGCAAGCTGGTCAGCGATTGAGTCAGGATTGGTTGAGGCTTTAATAAAATTACTGCCAAATTCTCTGTATTCAGACCATTCAAGTGGTAGAGAACAAGCTTCTGGTTCACACATCTCGGCCCCGCAGCTATAATTCGTTACTAAAGTAATTAGCTCTGTTAATTTAGCTTCTTGAATTGGTATTTCTTGCCCTCCGGAAGTAAAAGGATGGCAATATACATCCATTAGGTTGTATACTTCATTTAACTGCGCCTCATCTACGCCCATAGAGACCGAAGTCGAGTTTAAAGAATTTTCCGACCCACAAAGGTCGCATTTTTTGTTTTGTCCCTCGTAAGGCTTAACAACAAATTTTTTGCAGTTAGAGCAGACGTGAGTAACTAGTATATCCTCTTTGGCAATATTTTGCTCTTTTGCTAAAGATAGAATAGGCCACCCTTCTTCCATGTGCGTATGCAGTAAAAGTTTCGCATTGCTTTCAGGGTTGGTTTCTTTGAACTTTTTGAAGCCTTGAAGTAGATTAGGTACAGATTTTCTTAGCTGATTTCTGAATACAAAACCTATAATAAAATCTTCTTCGTTTATGTTGTTGCTTTTTCTTAATGCTTTTCTCTGGGAGTCAGAAAGGCGAAAAAAATCTTTGCTTTCTAATGCACCGTGCGTAGTCTGCACGTTTTCATAACCCATTTTATTTAATTCTTTAGTAGCAAAGTTACTCCAAACCCAATAGTTTTTAACTTTTTTAGCAGTTTCTATTGCTGTTGGTAGTATCGGAAGAGAGTCTAATGTAGTCCAAATAGCCGAGGTAATTTTATTGAACCATTTCCTATTTACGGCGAAATCTACGCCCCATATATCTTGGATGGCAATATAAACGTCTGGCTTCTCAGCTTCAATAACATCGTCTAAATAATAAGCACCGTAAGCCGCTATTTTATTGATAGTAGGGTCTTTTTCTATTTGAGCTATTTTTTCGCTAGAAGCAGGTAGACATCCTACAGATTTCCACGGGGTACGCGATAGGTCGGGATGCTTTTCGGAAAGACCGCAGCAATAATGAACGATATCATACTTGCCTGTTTTATACAGGTGAGTAAGAATTATCTTAGCGTTTTTTGCAAAACCTGTTTTAAGTAAAGAAAAATCGCTTTGGATTAAAACTTTTTTTCTAGACATTAAAAGTCAAAGTTTTCAGATTCTTCTTCTTCTTCTTGTTTGGGCTTATTAGGTTTTTGAGGCGCAGAATAAGCATTAGAATCGGTTGAATCTTCTTGATCGCTTTCTCCAAAAGATTTAAAACTTTTTCTTACCATTTCGTCAAAATAAATTAGTAATGAACGCGCTTCTGCTTTGCTGAAGCCTATTTTAAATTCTACTTGGTTGGTGGAGTCCTCTTTCTCCTCTTTGGATACGAATAAAACAAATCCACTTCTTCCGTCTTTTGAGGTCATAGGAGAAAAGCTAAACTTAACTACTTGTTTTTGACTCGAATGGTATCCACTAACGCCAGCGTCTTTTAATTGAATGTTATTTTTAATAACTTCTATAAAACCACATATTTCAGTCACGTTAAATTTTACTCTAGCGTGTTTATTAGTGTCGCGATTGGCGGCAAAAGACCCTCTTTTTTTAGCGTGGTCCCAAGAAGCTTGCTTTAACAAACTACACCAAAACGAACCGTCTTTACTGTTAAGCCAGAACGAACAAGCTGTTCCGCTGTTTTTAGGATTTGCCTTAAAGAAACTTAGCATGGGTATATATTATGGGCTTTATATTTAAATGTCAAGAATTTGTTCAGCGTCATCTGAATCTTTTATTTGAGAAAGTTTGGTAAATACTTTTTCGCTTTTAACTACTATTTCGTCAGCAAAAATTACATCTTCAAATTTAGTTCCATATACTAACACTATGTCATTAGCTTTTACTCGGTAATTACTTTTAAAAGCGTCCATTTTTTCATTAAAAATCATTACCTTAATAGAGCCAGAATCATCACTCACTTGCATTCTCATATACCTGCTCTTTTTAGCTGATCGTGAAACCCCGCTATAAGGGTCTTCATCTAAAGAGCCGATAAATTTAACTTTATGTTGGAGAGCAACCTCACAGGCCGTTCTTACTGAAATTAAACTTGAATGATCTTTTTCGAAAATATCTTTAAGAGATTTGTTGTACGTATAACCTAATAAAAATTTTTCGTAATACCAATTAGCAAAAGATTCAGACACTTTATTAATATGAAATATTTTAGCGTAAGGCGCAGATTTTTTTCTGATTGTTTCTACTCTAGTATCTTTTATGAAAGGTTTGCCTTTTTCATCAAGGTTATCTTTTAAATATTTAATAATTTCAACTAAATTATAAGAGAACTTTTTACCTAATCTTTGGCAAGCAAGCTTTTCTTTGGGGGTAAGAATATTCCATAGTTGAGATTCATAAACTATTTTAGTCCTGCTTTGCTCAAAGTCTCCTTCCAACGCTCCTGCTTGAATTAAAGCGCAAAGAGAGCCTATGTTTAGTCCGGCTTGTTTGGCTGCTTCGAATATATCGAATTTAGATTCATAATCTTGCTTGAACGAAGCTAGTTTTTCTATAGACTTGTCTGAGATTCCTTTAATTGAAAGAAGTCCGAAGCGGATGTCTTTACCTTCTAGGCTAAAGTCCATTTTAGATTTAGTAAGGTGAGGAGGGAGCAATTGAATCCCAAAGATATCCATCTCTTTATGAATCTTAGAAATTTCATTTATTGGATCAGGCTCATGTCTTGTCATCTTAAGCAAACTTAAGAAGAATTGTTGGGGGTAATTAAACTTTAAATATACTGTAATTGCCGCAAGCGCAGCATAGGAAATCGAGTGAGATTTATTAAAGGAGTAATTAGCTGAATCTTCTAAAATTTTCCATAAAACATCACCTACATCTTCAGCAAGTCTATTTTCTACAATTTTGTTTTTGATTTTCTTTTTCCATTTTCTTACTTCAGAAACCTTTTTCTTGCCAACAATTCTTCTTAAAATTTCCGCCTCATCCAACGTGAAACCGATTTTATGAGCCATTTTCATTAATTGCTCTTGATATAACGCAACACCCCCAGTTGAAGATAATATGTCATCGAAGAAAGGGTGTATAGCTTCGTATACATCATTATTAGTATAGTTAGCGTATTGATCTACAAAAGCTAATGCTCCGGGTCGCGCAAGCGCTAGCACTGCACTTAATTCCTCTAAGTTTTTTGGCTTAACTTTTCTGCAAACTTTAAAGTTGGTTTCTGCTTCGATTTGAAAAAGTCCATGAGGCGATTTAAGGTCGTAAAGATTTTGATATATGCTTTCGTGAGATAGATCAATCTCAGTTGCCTTAAGGCCGACTTGCTTACATACGTCATCCACTACAGAGACAGCCCTTAATCCTAAAATATCTAATTTAACATTAGATATAGAAACCCAATTCATGTCAAAAGAAGCTACTGTACTTTTCTTATCTGAAGTAAGCTCTACAGGGCAAGATTTTTCGAGAGGGTCATAAGAAATTGCTACCGCAGAAGGGTGAACGCCTTTATTTTTAACTAAGCCTCGAAGTTTTAACGCGATGTCATAAACTTCTTTATTTTCATCGCACCAATCTTTGAAATCTTCTACTTCTTCATAGCTTTCTTCTAAGTCTTTTACTTGTCCGAATACTTTGGGTATCATGGAGGATACAGTATTCATTTCAGTCTCGGACTTAGCTGCAGCTATCTTACCGCATTCTTTGATTAATAGCTTAGTGCTTAACGTATTAAGAGTTAAAATCTTACTAGTTTTTCCAGAAAACCTATCTGCTAAATATTGCAGGACTTTTTGTCTATTGTAATAACATATATCTAAATCTACATCACACATTAACGCCCCATCAAGATAAGTTACTCCGGAAACTTCTTTTTTCTTGGCTCTAATTTTAGAAACGAATCTCTCAAAAAATAGTTCGTTTTTAACAGGATCAATACGAGTGATGTCCATTAAGTATAACACTAAGCTTCCCGCAGCACTTCCTCGACCAAGACCCGTAGGAATAGATTCTCTATTACAGTAATTAACTACATCCCAGACTAATAATACATAATCTATAAAACCTAGTTCTTTTAAAGTTTTAAACTCATAATCAAATCTTTCCTTATACTCAGGTGAAGTAAGATTTTTAGCTTGGAGCGCATTGAGACATACTTTTTCAATAAACTCTTCGTTATTTAGGCTTTCACTAAGCTTAAACAATCTCTTGTCTTCGTTGGAAACGTTATAAGAAGGTAATCTTACTCCATGAAGAGGTAAATTTATTTTTTTAATTTTACTAAGCGCACTCATCAGTTGTTATGAACAAAATCTACGGAATATGTTCTGTGAATTTTTTTGCCATGTTTTTTAATATCAGCCGCGCAGTTAACGCAAAATTCTCCGTCAGCTATTGCAGTTGGGTTAATTTTAAACTTGCGAGCAAACTCGTGTTTAACTATGAATTGACCTATATCTACAAATCCTACTCTTATTTCAGGTGACGCATTAGTAAAGTTTTGTCTTAATCTATCGTTATCTTCAGCCGCTCTTTGAAGTATGCAGGGAAAAACCACCATAGCTAAATCTTTATCTTTCCCAATTTCATGCGTCATATTCTCTATGAAATTAGGGGTGTAGTAATTGTCTCCATTCGTTAAAAGTATCCAATCTGTGTTGCAGTATTTTTCAATGATTATATTTCTTAAAGAATGGCCATAATCATCATACCTACGTTCTGAAGTTACGAGTAGTACCCTTTCGTCGGTCAGGTACTTATTCGCAATTAAGCTTCTATATAAATCCTTATTAATTGGGCCGTCATGCATTATTACCATTTTCCAGTTATCTGAATTTTGGCTTTGAAAAGAATTTATTAGAGTTTTAAGGAGATAATTTTGACTATACGTAACTACTCCTATTGTAATATCTTTTTTTAAGCTATTCCATTTTTCGAAGACTCCGTTTTCAAGAGTATCTTCGTTAATAGAAATTAAATTTTCAGAAGTATTAGGAATATCTTCAATCATATTTCAAATTTCCATTTCAACTTATCCCATACTTTTACATTTAATTCTAAATCGACTAAAGCGTTGTGAAGCTTGTCGTAGTCGTGAGGAATATCAAAAGATTCACCCATAGCTTTTAACGTAGTTCTAACTCCTCTTTTTAATTTATGAATCATCCGGTATTGGTACTCCATAAAACAATCGTCAGGATTATATTTAACTTCGTGAGCTAAACCCCTTCCCAAACTCAAAGTATCTATGACTTTATTAACTAAAGGAGAATAATCCTTGCCCATGTAATCATAAAAAGACTTTATTAAGTAGATATCAAAGCCAAGTAAATTATGACCTAAAATGTGATCAGAATTATCTAACCAATCTTCTACGGTAGGAAATATTTCTTCTGGAGGAACGCCAACCTTGTCTAGTTTAGATTGGCTAAATTTAGTGATTATAGCCGCCTCTTTGCTAATCTTAAGGTGAGTGTCCCATTTGATGTAAAAGTCCTTAGAATCGATTATACGGCCCCCTTTTACCTTAATCATGGCGATTTGCCAAGGTAGATTATGGCATAAGTGCAAGCAAAGGTTAAAAGTTTCGCAGTCGATAAAAACTAGCTCTTTTTCTTTATCAAATCTAAGCAGATGTTCGTCCATTATTTAAAAATTAAAGGGGTCTACCTCAATGCCAAGCTTCTCTTTTAGGGATGTAATAGGCCGTAAGTTATCTTTACTGATATAGTGGTTAATTATTTTATAGCCAAAGTCTTTAGTAGGGGCGTTTAAAATTTCCTTTTTAGAGGCCCAGCCTAATAGAGTGGCGCTTTCTGTTTCGTCACAGTACTGAGCTAATACGTAAATATCGGAGTCTACCTTTCCCTTTTCAACGATGAGATTAAAAGCCTTTCTTGCGGTCTTAATGTCTATTAATCCAAGAGGAGAATTGAAGTCTTTTCCTCCGTCGCCGGACGGGCGTAGCTTTTCGTCAATTTTATAGTTAAATTGATTAGCAAACTCAGATTCTCCTACTAGACCAATGTACTCATAATTTTTACTTAAGGGGCGGCTTGACGCATGATCTTCATGAATCTTTTCTCGCTCTGTAGCAATTTTTTTTAATTTTTCTTTAGTTGATTCCATTTCTCAAAACAAAATTCATCACTGCACATGTGATCAAAGTTGGGTTTATCAAGCGTTGTTCTTTTATCAATGCACCTAAAAGTAAGATAAGATTTGAAGTCTTTTTTGGTGGCGTAGTAGATGCTTTGAGTATTTACTTTTTCAAATTCATCTTTACAGTATTTATTAACTCGATTTAAAATGAAGCTGTCAAAGGGTAAAGAGTTGTTTTCAATACAAAACACTGGCTTGGTGAATGAGATATCGGGAATACAGTTGTAACCCATTAAAGTGTTTCTATGTAGGAACGAGTCGTAAAAGGGGACGCACAGTATCAAATCTTTATCATCCCAAAATTCTTTCAACATTTCATAATCTGCTCTAGGGTAATAATAAAACCCTTCTAACGAAGCTTTAGTTGAAATTTTAATTAACCGTTCGTACCCAGACTTATTTTTAGCAAAAATAATAAATTTGCATGTCTCTTTTAATGCCGACTCCTCTTTCTTTAGGCGGTCATGGCAGACATTTATGCGTAAGCCAAAATTTAATTTAATTTTATTTTCAGTGGAATTGACATAAGCTTGAAGAAAACCGCTCATGCTGTCTTCCACTAAGTGAAATTCTTTTAAGTCATTATCCTTGCATAGTTTTATTATAGAATCAGGTCCACCCGAAATAACATCGTCAGGTTTTTCTAGGGTAAGAATCGACCTACCTATACTGTAATGCGATTTAAAAAATGGTAATACTTCTTCCACGAAACTTTATTAAAACATTCTTATAATTTTATGTCAATTCATAAAATCGAAATCGTCATCTTGACGAGTGTGAGCGGGGCAACCCCCGTAAAATTGATGCTTTATTTCTCCTTTAGACTCATCTAAGTCCTCTTTGTTAAAAGAGTTCTTTAGTAAATTGCCATCTGCGTCTATTAAAGAGTAATATTCAAAATCAAATTTAAAAGGACAATGCCACATTAAAGTGCCATCCTTCTTTAGTTGTCCCTTGTATTTCGCAAAACCGCAATTCAGGGGGCCGCAAAAGCCTTCGTCTCTTTTTGGCATTGGTTTGGTGGAGGCTAAATTGCTTTTCGCATCACTTTCTGTGAAGTTGTTGATTATTGTGTATACATGTTCTAAATAATATTCAAATCCGGAGAGTTGCTCTTTAGTAAACCTTATTTGCTGAGAGGGGCTTTTAGGAAAACGTAAGAATAAGAATTCTACAATAACATTTTTTAGTTTAGGCCATATCGTTTGCGCTGCTAATGTATAGGTCATAGCTTGCACGTTTGACTTTAGCTCGTTTTTATTAAATTTACTTTTGCTAGATTTATAATCTACAATTTTTAATTTTTTATTATATTCAACTGGCTTATCGATGAATCCTCTAATTTTATATTTTGGGCTTTCGCTTTCCAAAAGGAACTCTTTCTCTGGTGAATTAACTTCTCCCTTAGCTCCATAAAAGTCATTATCAAGCCCAACTAATATCATCTCTTCGCAGAGTAGGTAGTTTTCTTCGGAATAGCCCTCTTCTTTTACTAGAGATTTTTTTACTAAACGTTTTACTGCGGGGGAAGCGTCTAGAGTTTGAGCTTCCATAATTAAATCGAAATGTTTTTTGTGTCTAGATTTTACTAAAAGTTCAAAAACTAGATGGCATACCGTTCCCCTTCTGGCTCCATCATTATTTTCTTGAGGGAGCTTAAGGTGGTAATTGCACCAGTATTTCCAAGAGCAAGACTCGAAAGTCTTTATCTTAGAGGCTGAAAGTATTTGTTCTTTACTCATTATTTAAATGGCATTCCGGAGACCCACAATACTAAGGAGTTCCTTTTGCCTTTGGTAACGGGATGTACTTTATGCAAACAGAAAGAAGGAAAAAGCAAAATAGAGCCTTTTGATTTATCCGCAACGTACGAGTTTTTGCTAGTTTTTAATTCGAGTTCTCCTCCCTCGTAGTCTTCTTGATCTGAAAGTTGAACGACAATGCTTATTTTACGCTGAACGCCATACGAGCCGTCTACATCTAAATGATAATCATAAAAGTCTCCATCTTCTTTTGATGAAGCTTCATAGGTGGTATATTGACAATCTTCCCAGAACCCAGTTAAGTCAAATTTCCAAAGGCTGTTATTTGCTTCTTCGGTTATAGATAATAGTCTAGAGTAAATCCATTTATTTGAATCATTTAAAGGGAGCCAAGCAACTGAGCCTTTTCTGTTTTTGCCTTGATCACCTTGTCCGAAAGTTTTAGCTGTCTCGTTTGTAAGCGAATCTCCGATTTTTTTTATTTTATCTACTTCTTCGTTGGAAAAAACTCCTGTACCTCCGTAATAAGTGCAGAAAGAGCGTTCTTCTCCTAATTTATTAGAATCTATAAAGCAAGTTCTCATTTTTACGATTTTATTTTTTTATACCAATTTTCTATTTGCTCACAAGACATTTCCCCAAAATCCTTACCAGAGGCTAGGGCGATTTGTATTTTATCTTCATCAAAATGATTTAAAAGTTTTTTCTTTACTCTTTCTGCTGCGTTTTTGCCAGCATTAGAGTCGTCGTTATCGAAGGAGATATATATTTTTTTGGGTCGAACCTTAAACAAGAAATTTAGGATGGAGTTATTTACATTTAGACCAAAACTTACCATTGTATTCTTAATTCCGCAATCCCATAGTTTGAGCATATCTCCTATGCCTTCAACGAATATTACCTCTTTGCTTTCCATTAGGTATTTTACGTTAAAAAATGCTGGGTAAACCCATTTTGAAGTGTTGCCTCTATGGAACCATTTTATTTTATGATCGTTAATCGATCTTCCGGTAAATCCTACAATTTTTTCTTGATAGTTAAATACAGGAAAAACATATCTGTTTGCCATTTTTCCTGAAGAGACTACGCCACCTCTAAAAAAAGCTATTGTAGAATCGGATATCCCTCTTTTTTCCCAATATTGATGATTAGGCAAAAGCTTAGTAAGTAACGCTTTGTTAAAAAATTCTGGACAATTTAGAGTATCGTAAATTTCAGTTTTCTCAGAAGCAAGCTGGGTAAAGTTGTGGCGCTCTTTTAGCCACTTTTTTGCTTCATCCAAGTTTACATTTAAAACTTCTTTTACTAAGTAGGCTAGAGGGCCACCGGAATTAGTTTTATAATTGTACCAATTGCCAGTTTTCTTGTCTATTGTTAAATGAAGCTTTTGACCATAACGAAAGTCACGGCTGTAGTCTTTTAATCCTTTTAATCCAAGGTCTCCGAGTACTTCTTTAACGTTCATTTTAAATAAGCTCCTCTTCGTCGGCGGGATTCATGTCGTCCAACATTAGCCTGTTTTCCGCGTGAGTGGTAATTTCTCTTAAAGTGCCCTTCTCTCTGATTTCAAAGTTATTATAATGAAGGTTGAAATAATTTCTGTCTAGTCTATATGTACCATTGGGCATGAGGCGAGATACTAAATCCAACGCTCCGGGCGCATTTTCACCTTGACTGCGCCCTTTAAACACGATCATTTTATGCGTTCCGAATCTTAACTGATTGAATCCTATCGTATTTATATTTTGGAAGACATCCTCTGCCTCTTCAGCGGTAATGCCTTCATCAAGCACAATTTCGTCAGGAGTTTTTATTCTAATTTCAGCAATAAAAGAGGCATATCTTTGTATTCGGTCAGAGTCTGCAATGATTGTGCTGTCGTCAGTAACTTCGGTTGATGATCTGTTGAAGGAATCGCCTTTCCTGTTGGCTTGAATCGCCGTTAGCAATATAGCATTAATTTTAGTGCATATTTTATCGAGATGATCTATGAGTTCTCCAAGAGCTTGATGTTCGGCCCAGTTATTCTTGAGCATCTTAGAGTTACATTTTAAGTAATCAAAAGTTACTACACAAGGGTTTCCTTCTCCTACTTCATTATAGTACCACTCTAAAATTATTTGCCTTATTTCCTCAATACCTTCTTCCGGTATGTGTTTAATATACAAGGGCATGTCTTCATTTATTTTCTCTACCTCTTCGTCGAACTTTAAAGAAAGTTCTGGATTAAACTTAACTTTGCCAGTTCTAATGGCGTAATTGGGGATTTTAGTTTCCATCGCGAAGAATCGGTCTTTTACAAATTCTTCGGCCATTTCAGTGTCAAGAATTAAGGTAGGTAAGTTGTGATCTTTGCATAGGTGGTTAGAGAAATAATGTAAAATAGTACTTTTCCCGATACCACCTCTTCCCACAAAAACATATGTCATTTTAGGCTCAAAGCCACCGTACATAGTGTTAAACGTAGGGAATGGCGTAGCATAGCCCATTAGTTCTACGGGGTTGTCAACCCTATCTCTTAACGTTTTCTTGTACCCTGAATAGATTTTTTTAGGACGAGTGTCTTCGTCACTGGGTAAGATTATTTCATTGCTAATTTCTTGTAATTCTTGGATTGTTTGTGTTTTGTCATCCCCAGAAGCTGAAGAGTAAATTTTAGTTTGAATTCTAGAAATTTTATCTTCCGCTTTGCGTAAAACATGATTAAAAGAAAGGTCGTTAACGAGTTCCTTAGCTCCTTCGGGGGAAATTTTGAAAAGATCAATGTTATTGATATAATCTTTTACGTTTACTCCGTCTTTATCAAAGACTCCCGCTTCAATACATTTTTCGCCAATAACAACAGGGTCAGTGGAACCTCCGTTTAAAACTTGGATTTTGAAAACGTCAAAAATTTGTTTATGAGTAGGATGATGAAAGCTATCTCGATTAACCCAAGATTGATTTTCTATATAAATTTTAGGATGTTTTAATAACGAGTAAAGTGTTTCCCTTTCTAATTCGCTTCTGTATAGCTTACTGCTCATATTAAGATAAATTTAAAAATGACACCAAGACGTAGCGTGTTCCGCTAGAGATAGGCTTGGCTCCGTGCCTGTGGGAAATCATTCCGGGGTGGAGAGACATTTCGCCAGTTTTACCAATTATAGTTTTTTGTTGGCGATAAAAGAAGGTTCCACCTCCTTCAAAATCCTCATTCAAAGTAAGCACCGAGCTTAACACGCTTTGGTCGTGATGTAAAGACAAAAAACCTTGTTTCTCCATAGAATATTTAATAATAAAATTCTCGGAGTTTAATTTTAACCATCTTCCCCCGTCTAATTTGTAGTAGTGGGCTGCTAATGGGTAAAGAAATTCCGACAAAACTTTTTTATAAATTTCATCAAACCCTAAAGACGAAAGTAGTACATCGTGAGTGGGGTAATAGTCATGTCTGCCTTCAGTCCATTTATTAGCCTCTTCGGCCATTTCTATTAATTCCTCGCAAAATTTATTAGTAAATATTGGGAAGTGAGCTACATCTGTGACAGGCTCTTCTACGATTAAGTCGTAATCTTTTGCTAGCATGGCAGGATTTATATACCTGCTTTTCCATTCATTCCAGTTGGAAATGTTTTTTATTTGTAATGGAGGACTTACTATTTTTTCTAAATTTTCTGTAGAGCTTATCGTGTTGGTGCTAGATTGACCTATGTAGTCCTCTTTAAATGAAAATGCTTTGGTGTCTTTCCAAATAAAATTTAAATCTTCTCTGGGGTGATCGCAGAAAGTAGCGGGAATAAACTCATCAACTGGCATTATTTTATTTTCAAAAGAAAATTGTAATAAATTTTTAATCCCAGAGCCGGATAGCATGTAAGCGTGTAGATTGTAAGAGTATCCGGGGATCACTAAATTATTAGATACCTCACTTTGGTCTTCTTTTATCTTATTCCTACCTAAGTAACAAAAGTCCCAATCATTCTGATCCAGTTCATTTATTAAATTTGGATCGATTTGCTTTATAGGTTTAAAGTCTTCTTCTAAAATAATAATTTTTTTATAATTTAAAGAATATGCATGTTTCCAGATTGATAAATGAGACAAAGCACAGCCAATTTCTCCGGGTTTCATGTCTCTATTCCACCAAGAGTTGTCTGAATTTTCCAACTTCCAGTTAAATAAACTCCATTGAAAATCAACCTTCGGATCAAAGCCGTTAACAGCTTTAAACAACACTAATTGCTGAGAGTCTATTTTAAGAGAATTTACTCTTTCTATAATTTCCTCTCTTTTTTTAACGAGGTTTTCTTCTAAAGCTATTACATATATGCAATCAATCATAATGTTATACCAAATTTACTTTTAAAAAACTCTTTTGAGATATTTTTAACTTCACTCTCCTCTATTTCAACTAATGTGAAATCATTTTTTTCTAGCCATTCGCTTTTTTCCATGTCTCTTTTGATAGATTTAAGATAATTGGCTCTTGAATTTGCATGAAAAAATTTATTAAAAGAATTATGTTGTCCTCCGTTTACTTCTATGGCTATTTTTTTTGTAGCATTAAGAATGTCTACTTTCATTTTAGTGCCATAAACGGGAAATTCTTCATAAACCATTTGGGTTTTCCAAAAGGTCTTAAGAAATTGCTTTACTGAAAATTGTATTTTAGAGCGAGATTTACCGTCCCAATCTATTAGATATGGTCTAACATTTTTCTTTTGTAGTTTCCCGTATATATTATAAAGTCTCATGACTTTTTTAGGACTTCTCTAAATTTGTTAAAAATATATTTACCTATCTTATCATTTTCTTCAAAGTACTTTCTAAGATTATCAAAACCTTGATGTTGGTTTTTCATTTCTTCTCC